GAGTTTCTTTGCATCCTTGCCGAAAACATCAGGCCGTGCCAGTTTCAGGTACATGAGCCGCGCCTTGGGGATTCTCCCGCGTGCGAGCCATCCAGAAACAGACGGCGGTCTGATTTCGCACAGACGCGCTACAGCGCTTGTGCCCCCTAGTGCGTCGATAATTTGATTAGTATCCATTAATGGAGTATAGTCCTGACTAGTTGATAATGCAATAGTACCAGCGAAAGGAGTTTCAATGCAACAAATAACCATCGATGCCACACTACAGGCGCTGATCCCGCCATTGGCCGCAGAAGAACTGGCCATGTTGGAGCAGAACATTGTCGAACACGGCTGCCGCGATCCGCTGGTGACTTGGCGCGGCGTATTGCTTGACGGCCACAACCGTTACCAGATATGCCAGAAACATGGGATAGAGTTTCGCACGGTAGAAATGGCGTTTGACAGCATCGAGCAGGCGCGCGTCTGGATGCGCAACAACCAGATTGGAAGGCGGAACCTTACCAAAGAATGGCGCGTTGAGCTTCAGCTGGCCAACAAGGATGATCTGGCAAAGATCGGGGCGGCGAAAAGGGTTGAGTCCGGAAAAGAAACCGGACGCGGGAATAAAAAGGTTTTGTCACAGATTGACAAGACCTTTGAAGAGCCAAAACACGATACACGCGCCACTATCGCCAAGGCCGCCAATACCTCAACAGGATTTGTTGGCATGGTAGAGGTTGTCCGCAAGAGGGCCCCAGACCTTTGGGAGAAAGCTAAGGCTGGCGACACCACGGTAAGCGCGGTGTACAACAAGATCAAGAAACAAGACGAAATAGCACAACGGCATAATGCCATAACAGCGCAAACCGTCGAAGAGTCAATGGCCGTGCCAAGCCTGATTTACCATGCAGACGCCATCGAATGGCTTGCTGAAATTGAGCCGATTGACCTGCTTTTGACCGACCCGCCATACTCGACAGATGTTGAAGACATCGCCGAATTTGCGCAGTCATGGCTGCCGCTGGCATTGAGCAAACTGAAAAGCACTGGGCGCGCGTTTGTTTTTGTCGGAGCCTATCCCGGCGAGTTGCAAGCCTATTTGAATGTCGCCTTGCCAGAGCAGGTGCTGGTTTGGACTTACCGCAACACACTGGGGCCATCTCCGAAGTTTGGTTACAAGCTCAACTGGCAGGCGATACTGTATTACCAGATGCCGGACGCTGCACCGCTTGACTGTCCGGCGATGATCGAACAGCTTTCAGTCCAAGACGTCAACGCGCCAGATGGCCGACTTGGAGACAGGTATCATGCATGGCAAAAGCCGATGGAGATCGGAGAGCGATTCATCCGTCATGCAACCCGGCCAGGAGATATGGTGGCCGACCCATTCGCTTGCACTGGCACATTCTTGCTGGCCGCGTCTAAACTTGGCCGGGTCGGTATCGGCTGCGACATCAGTGCAGAGCACATTGACATTGCGGTCGAAAGAGGTTGCAGGCGTGCGTGATTGGCGCAACGACCTATCCAGCAGCAGCCGCGCTTTTCTTGATTGCGTGTGGCCATCCATCAAGGGCAAGTGTGGAGGCGGAGCGATTAAGCCCGTCGAAGTTCTGCATGACAACGATCTTGCCAAAGATTTGGACATCCTGTGCGGCATCGACGTATGGCAAACTATCGACGGCGAAGGCGCGCGAGGCATTGCCAGCCGGGTTCAGTTTGGCCCAAAGAATTGGCAGACGTTCACGATTCGGCGAAGCAGATTTAACGGCTCGCGTACAGAATATGACAAACGGCTAGAGGCGATCCAGTCAGGCGGGAGGTTCATATACCCGTATCTGACTTGCCAAGCCTATGTCCACGACGGCGCTCTGGTCGGTGTTGGACTGGCAAAGACAGTGGATATTTTTTCGCTGATAGAGCGCGAGAAAGCAGCAGGTAGAGCAGCAAAAAAAGTTGGTAGCGATCAGGCCGTGTGGATTAACAAAACCACGAACGCAGACTTCTACTGCGTGCTGTTTTCAGCTGTCGAGAATTGTTGGACAGGCTGAAAAATATTTAGCCTTGCCTATTGACAAGTAATGTAGTTTGGCCTAACAATGCTAACCATCAACCGGCAAAGACATCGAGCATGTCATCAAGCCAGCCAAGACAGCCCTCTACTTCGTAAGGCGTGAGGCGAAGCGCGAACCACCGGGAGAGCAACATCTGGCGCGGCATTGGGCTGCGCTGGCAGATAGGAGATAGCAATGGGCGAATGGGTTAGCGCGGCACGCAAATTCATCGCCGACTTTTTTTATTACCTTCGCCGAGGCTTTGGCTTTCGCAAAGCATGGCAGCTGGCCAAGGTGACGCTGTGATGTTTGGCGACGATGATGACGGTGGCCTGCGCTGGTGGGCCGAAGTCGGGCGGTACGAACAAGGCCAGCAACTACTTATTGACAGGGAGCTACATGATGAAATTCGGGAAAGCCATGAGAAGGAAAGCCAAGTTACGGCTGGCACTGACAGGGCCAAGTGGAGCGGGGAAGACGTATAGCGCCCTGCAAATTGCGGTCGGTATTGGTGGAAAGATAGCCCTTATTGACACAGAAAAGGGGAGCGCATCACTTTATTCTCACCTTGCGGAATTTGATGTTCTTGAACTGAACCCGCCTTATGCGCCTGAGCGGTTCATTGAAGCGATAAAAGCAGCAGAGGATACCGGATACGATATTCTCATCATCGACAGCATAACGCACGAATGGAGTGGGGTCGGTGGGTGTCTTGAGCTGGTTGATGAGGTCGCCAGGGCTAGATACAAGGGAAACTCTTGGTCGGCATGGAATGACATTACGCCGCGCCACCGGAATTTTCTTGACGCCATGCTACGTTCGCCGATGCACATTATCGCCACGGCGCGAAGCAAGACGGAAACCGCGCAAACAGAGGAAAACGGGCGGAAGAAGGTGGTTAAATTGGGCATGAAAGCAGAACAACGAGATGGTGTTGAATATGAATTTACAACGGTACTCGATATTGTGCATGACGGCCACTATGCGGTAGCCACCAAGGATAGAACTGGGTTATTCACGGACGCCGATCCAAAATTGATTACGCCGGAAACCGGGAAAACGTTACTTGACTGGCTTGAGTCTGGCGAGGTAGCGGATACTCCACCGCCGGTTGGCATGGATGAAGGCACTGTTGCTGACCACCTGGCTGTAATCAATGACGCGGCAACGCTGGATGAACTCAAAGCGCGCTTCGAGAAGGCATACGAGTCCGCCAAGGCCGTGAAAGATAAAGCCGCCGCCGACAAATTCACTGCCGCCAAGGATGCCAGAAAGATCATCCTAACCACGAAGGAGCCATCTTGAATATCTACCTCGACATCGAAACCCTGCCCGGCCAGTCTGACCTGCTCATGAACTCGCTGCTCGCCGATGCGGCCAAGGAGAAAGAAGGCGTCCGCGCCCCGTCGAACTACAAAGACGAAGCCAAGATAGCCGAGTACATCGCGGCGCGTCATGCTGAAATTGACGCCAGCATGGAGGATAAGCGGCTGAAAACCAGCTTCGACGGCATGTTCGGATCCATCGCGTGCATCGCCTATGCCTTTGATGATGAGCAGGTGGTCAGTGTGAACGCGATGACAACCGGCGGTGAGGCGGCGATGTTGGAGGGGTTTTATGCTCACATCGCTTGCTACACCAGCGCCGAATATCACGGCGGCTCGGCATCTGTAGACGCGACCTTCATCGGCCACAACATCGCCGACTTCGATCTGACGTTTCTCAAGCATCGCAGCATCATCCTTGACGTTCGCCCGCCCCCTGTGCTGGCAAAAGCAATGGCCGCGAAGCCATGGGACAAGTGCATTGCCGATACCATGTTGATGTGGTCTCCATCGCGGGAGAAGCGGGTCGGCCTGGATAAGCTATGCCGTGCGCTTGGCGTACCGTGCAAAGGTGACTTCGACGGCTCTATGGTCGCCGAGACGTGGCCGGTCGATCCGCAGAAAGTCATTGACTACTGTAAAGGTGATGTCGAGCGGGTTAGGGCAGTTTATAGGCGGATGACTTTTGCGTAGTTCAACGAGAAAGGACAGACATTGAAAGTCGAAAATGAAGTGCTTGCCGTATTGAGTAATGCGAAAACAGATGGCAATTCACTGACACTGGTAGGACAGCTTGAGCGCCGCCTATATGAG